CAGTATTTCATGGCAACAGAATTCGTTCCGCTTTATGACGAGGAAACAGGCGCACTCAGAGCGGGAATCCGGTTTTGGCAGATAGCAAGCAACAAGCCTATTCGTGCAACGCTTTATGAGGAAGACGGATACACAGAATACAGGAAAGATGGTAATCAGATAGGCGTATTACAGGGAAAAAGAGCATATGTGCTTAACACGGTCAGCAGTAAAGCAGACGGCCTGCAGATCGTAAGCGGACAGAATTATGAATCATTCCCGATAGTGCCTTTATACGCTAACACATACAAGCAGAGCGAGCTTGTTCCGATCAAATCACAGATTGATGCTTATGACCTTATCAAGAGCGGATTTGCCAATGACCTTGATGATGCAAGTATGATTTACTGGACGATTAACAACGCAGGCGGCATGAACGATGTTGATTTAGCAAAGTTTGTTGAGCGCATAAAGGTTGTAAAGGCGGCTGCAGTGGATGACGATGCAAAGGCAGAAGCGCACACAATTGACGTTCCGTATCAGAGCCGTGAAGCGTATCTGAACAGGCTTGAAAAGGATATAATCAAAGATTTCATGGGACTGGATGCAGAAAAAATACAGGGTGGCAATGTAACGGCAACACAGATCAAGGCAGCATATGAACCGCTGTCCGAAAAGGCTGACAGATTTGAAGCACAGATAATACAGCATCTGCTTGCAATTCTTAAACTTGCAGGCATTGAAGATTATCCGAAGTTCAGACGTTCACAGATGAGCAACGAACTTGAACAGACACAGATGGTCATGCAGTGTGCTAATATTCTTGACACACAAACTATTCTTGAACATCTGCCGTTCCTTACAGTCGATGAAGTACCGGCTATTCTTGAGAGGTTGGAAAAGGAAGAAGCAGACAGAATGCCGTTTGAAGATGAAAAACAGGGAGGAAGCGACAATGGAACAGAGTAAAGCATCTATCATCAAGCTGATTAAAGGCTATGCAGAGGAAAAATACGATGATTATGAGATCAGACAGTATTTAACCGCAAAAGAAAGACTGAATAATGAATTTGCCCGCGATGTAATTGACGGCTTAGTGAAATTCCTTGAAAGCACAGATGAAGCAGTAGCAGAACCAAAGGAGAATGAAGATGTCGGAACTGACGGAGATGGAACAGTATCTGCAGAAGCTGTTCGCACAAGCGGGAAACGATCTAAAGAAAAAGTTTCTGAAGTACACGCAGGACTTTCAAAGGCTTGATGCAGAACGTCAGCAGGCTGTAGAAGATGGGCGAATGACTGAGGATGAATACAAGGAATGGCGAAAGAATAAGCTGTTATACGGTATGCATTGGCAAAGGCTGATTGACAGAAATACTGCCGAACTGCTAAAATACAATCAGACAGCTATCAAGTATATCAATGGTGAAGTTCCGCAGATATTCGCTTCCGGATACAACAAAGTAGCAGAGCAGATTCCCGATTCTCCGGTTGCAGGATTTGACTTTGAACTTATCAACGCAGACACGGTGAATAATCTTGTTCATGAGGATGGAATTATATTGCCGCCAAAGAAAAAGGTTGACCCTGAAAAGGACAAAGCATGGAATGCAAAACTGATCAATGCGCAGCTGTTACAAGGCATAATGCAGGGCGAATCTATTCCGGACATGGCAAAACGCATGATGACTGTTGCTAATTCTGATTTAGCAGGAGCAACGAGAACGGCAAGGACGATGCACACAGCCGCACAGAACGCAGGCAGACAGAGCGGATATAACAGAGCGGCACAACAGGGTGCTGTATTTGAAAAGACGTGGCTTGCGGCTAACAACGAGCGCACACGTCTTTCGCATTCGCTTATGAACGGACAGACTGTTGCTCATGATGAAAAATTCGTTAGTCCGGTCACCGGAGTTAAACTGATGTTTCCAGGCGATTGGAATGCTGAAGGCGGTGACGTAGGCGGCGAAATCTATAACTGCCGATGCACGCTGATAACGAAGTTCAAGGGATTCAAGAAGCTGAACGGCGAAGAACCGGAGAAGCAGGATAGATACCGCACCGGAAACTGAATAAGGTGATTAAATGGCACACGATTTTCGATTTGAAAACAACGCTCCGTTAGTTCGGGAACAGTTTGAAGCTTGCCGGAAAAGAGCATTAACCGCAATAGGAATGCAAGCTGAATCATACGCAAAGCTGAAAATAAATCAAGCTGATGCAATTGACACAGGGCGTTTGATTAACTCTGTAACATACGGAACAGCAGAAAACGCAGGCAGTCACGATTATTCTGATAACGAAGGAAATCATTATCAAGATACAATCGGAACAGCAGAAGAAGATGCTGTATATATTGGTACAAACGTGGAATATGCACCATATATTGAATTTGGACATAAACATTATTATAGTGGCACAACGTATGCTCCGGTACATTTCTTGAAAGATGCCGCAGGTAATCACACTGCAGAATACAAAGATATTATAAAGCAATCAATGGAAAACGCATAAATCCTTGCCCGCGATGTACTGCGGACGTTAAACCGTCGATACATCGTTCCGGAGTAGGCCGGGTAGCGTACAAACATACAGCCTATGCAATTTAACTCCTATATTCTGAAAAATGAACTGTTAAGTATTTCTTAACGGTTCATTTTTTTATTTCCCGACAGCATTAGACGGTTTTTTGGATTTACAATGTAATTGTAAACTAATGCGGAAGTATACGCACCGAAGAAAAGGAGTTTTTAACATGGCACTTACGAGAAAGATGCTTAAAGCAATGGGCATCGAGGATGAAAAAATTGATCAGATAATTGAAGCACACACAGAAACGACCGAATCACTCAAAGCAGAGAGGGACAAGGCGAAATCTGATGCAGAAAAGGTATCTGAACTGCAGAAACAGCTTGATAATGCTAATGAACAGCTTAAAGCCACAGGCGATGACGGCTACAAAGCAAAGTATGAAGCTATCAAAGAGGAATTTGAAGGCTTTAAAAAGGATATTGAAACACAGAAAACGGCAAAGACGAAGTCCGAAGCCTATGAACAGCTTTTAAAGGATGCCGGTGTTTCTGAAAAGCGCATTGCAACTGTTCTGAAAGTTTCTGATCTATCGGCGATCGAGATAGACAAAGACGGTAAAATCAAGGATGCTGACAAGCTGGCAGAAAACATCAGAACTGAATGGTCTGACTTCATACAGACATCAGAAAAACAGGGTGCAGATGTATCAAACCCACCTGCAATTAATGGTGGCGGTGTTGACCTTGGCTCGTTATCCATGGAAGAATACATCAAAGCAAGACAAAACTCATAAGGGGGAATAATATATGGCAAATACACTTCTTACACCGGACATTATCGCTCGTGAAGCGTTAATGGTTCTTAGAAATAATGCCGTTATGGCAAATCTCGTTCACAGAGATTATAGCACAGAATTCGCAGCAGTAGGCGATACAATCACAGTTCGCAAGCCTGCAAAGTTCACAGCAAATGAATACAATGGATCAGCAATCAGCGTACAGGATGCAACAGAAGGCAGTGTTGCAGTTAAGATGGATAAGCACCTTGACGTATCTTTTGCAGTTACATCAAAGCAGCTTACACTTGACATCAAGGATTTCTCTGCACAGCTTCTCGTTCCTGCAATGCAGGCGTTCGCTGACAAGGTTGACGGCTATCTTCTTGGCCTTGCCGCTGATATTGACCACCGTGTTGAACACACAGCAAATGCAATTTCGTCTGCTGATATTGTAGATGCAAGAAAGTTCCTTACAAATTCAGCAGTTCCGCTCACTGAAAGACGTTTCGTAATCGGTGCAGATGCAGAAGCTGACCTCTTAAAGGAAACAAGGTTCATCGAAGCTGACAAGCTTGGCGACAACGGCACTGCACTTCGTGAAGCATCACTCGGCAGAAAGTACGGTTTCGACATTTATGTTGACCAGAATGCAGGCTCTTATAATTCAGGTTCAACAGTATCAACAACAGCACTCAAGATCAGTAACGCAGTAACAAAGAAAACAACAATTGCTCTTTATGCAGCATCTGTTACAGGCAAGATTGCAAAGGGCACATGGCTCAAAATCGGCAATGACTTCTATCAGGTAACAGAAGATGCAACAGCAGATTCAAATGCTTTTGCTTCTGTAAAGGTAAACAAGGAAGTTACAGCCACCAAAGACGATGGTGTAACAGTTCTTGCAACATCAAAGCCAAGCCTTGCGTTCCACAAGAACGCATTTGCTCTTGTGACAAGACCTCTTGCACTTCCTAAGGGCGCAGCTAACACAGCTATCGTAAACTATGACGGCTTTGCACTTCGTGTTGTATACGGATACGACATGAACACAAAGACAGACACAGTTTCAATCGATATGCTCTGTGGTGTCAAGACACTTGATGCTAACCTTGCAGCAGTTATTGATGATGTAAGATAAGCTATATTCTGAGATGCCTCTTGAATGCATACTCATGGGAAAGGCGGTGGAGTTATGCTAATAACAATTGACACCGTGTGCGGTGAACAGCACAATTATTTCGAGGATAAACGAATAATTGGTAATTACACAATTGAGAATGGCGTGATTTCACTGCCGTTTCTCGTTGACGGACAGATGTTTGCGATCCGTGGTTCAAAGCTGAATGATGGCGTGTACATCTACACGGCTAACGGCGCAATAGGTAGTATATCTTATGCGGAATTAAGTGCGGAGTTTCCGGACTGGCAGGCAGTACTTGAGCATGAGTGGGCAGAGTTCCATGAACGCGCTTTAAGGGATGAAACATTCCATGGCGGCATATGGCCTATGAATCCACCTCGTGCGTTCTTACGTCTATGCGATAAGATAAAGACCTACAATGAATCCGAAGCGGCTCAACCGTCACCGTATACATCCGAGAACATATCGGGATTTTACTCATATACAAGAGCAAGCGTTGCAGATTCTGCATGGCAGAAGGTGTTTGCTTCTGATCTTAACCGCTACAGAAAGGCGGCGAACATATGGGTTTGATAAGCAACGAGCAGGAACAGTGCTGCAAAGTCACGCTTTCACAGGTGGATGACGGAGAAGGTGGACAGACTACAGTCTACACAAGGGGCGAACGCTTCATGGCGGTCGTTGCACCTGCTAACAGCACAATTGATATGAAGCGAATAGCAGACAAGGAGATTTCAGCAAAAGCAGTGCGGATATTCTATCCGAACAGCGTTACGCTGAACCTCAATGACGTATTCGAGGACGCAAGCGGACAGGCTTATCAGATAACTGTAAGCGGATTCAAAAGTGCAAAATCTGCATCAATTCAGTATAGTTTAGCTTATGCAGAAAAGTGGGAGGTGCCGCCTAATGAGCTTACCGAGTAAATATCAGGCACTGCACACCTTTTACAGCAGTTTCGGTGTACCGGCATATGAAGAAAATTCTGTTCCGGAGACCGCTAAACCGCCGTATATAACCTACGAAGTAATTACATCAGCAATTGGCGGCGAGAAAGTCGCTTTGAGCTGTCAAATCTATGATAAAAGTAATTCCCTGAAAAATCTGAACAAACTTACAGAACAGCTTTCAGTGCGCCTCAGAGGTGGATGTAAGCTTGTCTGTGATGACGGGTATATTATGTTATACCGTGGCGAGCCGTTCGCTCAGACGCATCCTACAGGGGAT